AAACTACCTTCTGACGTCAGAAAAACATTTAAACAATTACAAGTTCTGCACGCAGAAAAAAAGATACAGAACAAAGCTAAAGAAGACTTTATGTCCTTTGTCAAATGTGTGTGGCCCGATTTTATAGAGGGGTCTCATCACAGACACATCGCAGATAAATTTAATAAACTTGCAACGGGGGAAATAAATCGTTTGATCGTGAACATGCCGCCAAGGCACACGAAGTCTGAGTTCGCATCATACTTATTGCCAGCGTGGATGGTGGGCCGTGAGCCGAAACTCAAGATCATTCAAGCAACGCACACGGGTGAACTCGCAATCAGGTTTGGTAGAAAAGCCAAAAACCTAATCGACTCAGAAGATTATTCTAAAATTTTTAAAACAACTCTACAAGAAGATAGTAAAGCAGCAGGACGTTGGGAGACATCACAGGGCGGTGAATACTTTGCAGCTGGTGTCGGTGGTGCGATCACTGGACGTGGTGCGGACTTACTTATAATCGATGATCCACATTCCGAGCAAGATGCACTATCGCCCACGGCTCTTGAATCAGCTTACGAATGGTACACGTCAGGTCCACGACAACGTCTACAACCTGGTGGTAAGATCGTGCTCGTCATGACGAGATGGTCCAACAAGGATTTGACAGCAAAATTAATTAACAACCAGAAAGAAGCTAAAGCTGATCAGTGGCACGTGGTCGAGTTTCCAGCAATCATGGACCACGGAACAAAAGACGCTTCACCAGTTTGGCCTGAGTATTGGAAACTAGACGAATTAGAGAAAGTTCAAGCAACACTGCCCACGGGTAAATGGAATGCACAATGGATGCAAAACCCTACAGCAGAAGAAGGAGCAATATTAAAACGAGAGTGGTGGCGTGTGTGGGATAAAGATTGGATACCACAACTACATCATGTAATACAATCTTACGATACAGCTTTCTTAAAAAAAGAAACAGCAGACTACAGTGCGATAACGACATGGGGTATATTTTATCCTGATGAAGACAGTGGTGCAAATTTAATTTTACTAGATGCAATCAAAGGACGTTATGAGTTTCCAGAATTACGTAGACTTGCATTAGAGCAATATAAATATTGGATGCCTGAATCTGTTATTATTGAGGCAAAAGCATCGGGTTTACCACTGACATATGAACTTAGAAAGATGGATGTACCGGTTATGAACTTCACACCATCAAAAGGAAACGATAAGCATGCACGTGTTAATTCAGTTGCACCTTTGTTCGAATCTGGTATGATATGGGCTCCGGAGCAGAAATTTGCAGATGACGTCATGGAAGAGTGCGCTGCATTTCCGTATGGAGATCATGATGACTTAGTCGACTCGACTACTCAAGCCATTATGCGATTCAGACAAGGTGGACTCATAGATCACCCTGAAGACTATGTCGACGAACAAGTCGAAAAAACTAAAAGGAATTATTATTAATGATAAACAAGATTATCAGAAATTTTATAGCTAAAAGAGTTGCTGGTCGTTCTGATGACGGCATCATGATTTCACTAAGAGATCCACAAAAAGTAGAATTTCAAACAGCAATGATGCAGGATCTATTGATGCGTAATGGTATCGATCCAAACGCTATCCAATCTGAACAACAATTAAAAATGATTTTAAATCAAATCAGCACTATCAATCAACCTACATCAGGAATTAGAGGCACGGAGTCGGCTAAGGTATTTAATAGAATGGGTGAAGAGTTAGATCCTAATCAACCGATCATAGGTGGTACACAACCAGGTAAATCAATAGACACGGATACCTTTTCAAGACTAGCTGAAACAAACACTCAAAGAATAAAACAAAAAATTGAAAAACAAAACAAAGACTCGGTTCAAAAACTAAAAATGCAAAAGATGATTGATGATGCAATTGATGATGCCTCACCAGGTTTTGCTGATGGAGATACAAAATATGATGCAGAGCTTGTAGCAGAAAATTTAGCAGAGAGAATGGGTTTAGTCTATGATGATCTGCCTACAAAACAAAGATTAGATCTATACGATCAAGCATACACAGGTTTATCAAAACAAAGATTTAAAAATCAAAAAACACCAAAAGGTGATGACCCAGAAGAAAAAGCAGACGGTGGACGTATTGGTTTAAAAGGTGGTCTGACACCTTCTGATTATCTAAAAGTAAAAGATATGTTAAATCATTATCACGATTACAGAAAAGGTGGTGGTAAGAAATTATCAAAAGCAGATTTTGCAAAAGCATTTTTTAGAGAGAATAATGCAGATGGTGGACGTATCGGTTATTTTATGGGAAGTAAACTTCCAAAAGGTCTTGCTGCATTAA